ATTAGATTAATATTCTTTGGCGATAGAATGGATGAAAAGGGAAATGATTATCCATTGGCAAAATTAATACTTGACAACAAGTTAGGCGAATGTTATAATATACAAAATTGGGAAAACACTTGGAACTTATTACAAAATTATGTTGATTAACCGTTTGACAAGGTTTAAGAAACGTATTATACTATTTAAACAATGGTACAAACAACTAAGACAGAATCCAAACTATGCATGGTACAACTGTATAGCATGGGCAATACATAATTCAGGCACACACGAACTTGACGGAAGTTATAGAAAATGGTAACAAAACGTATAGGCTTCGCATGTAAATACATGCACCCAGATCAGACGCAGAAGAAGAAACTGCTTGAAGAAATTCAACGTCCACTGAACACTAAGAGTACTACAGTTCAGTGGCTTAATAGACAGACACGTGATGTTGCCGAGGAACGGCTGTGGGACATCATGGTGCATAACATTCAATCGTACTACAACCTGATTGAATACGTAGGGAGTTTACCACATGAATTACGAATGGTTCGACTCGGCAGTGATTGCCTTCCTGTATACACTCAGTCTGACTGGTGCTATTATTGGAAACTACCTGATGTGGTCGCTTATTGCGAAAAGCATTTCGCAAGGGTTGGCGCCCTCGCAAGGTCGTTGGACGTTAGGCTTAGTATGCATCCTGGGCAGTTTACTGTGTTGGCTAGCGACAATGACGATATCGTAGATAGGAGCATAGAAGAATTTGAATATCACACGGACATTATTCGGTGGATGGGTTACGGTAAAAATTGGCAAGACTTCAAATGTAACGTCCACATCTCAGGCAGACGCGGTCCAGCCGGTATCATCAACGTCCTTCCAAGACTGTCTCCAGAAGCACGAAACTGTATTACTATTGAGAACGACGAAATGTCGTGGGGCATCGACGCCAGTCTGGAACTTGCCAACCAGGTCGCACTCGTTCTTGACATACACCACCACTGGGTCGCTAGTGGTGAATACATTCTACCAACCGACGATAGATTTAGTCGCATAATAGATAGTTGGCGTGGTGTTCGTCCTGTCATTCATTATTCAGTATCACGTGAAGATCTTTTAGATAGACAAGCCAAAGGCAAAAAGCCTAATATGCAAGCATTGCTTGAACAAGGATACAAAAAACAAAAACTTCGTGCCCACAGTGATTATATGTGGAACCGCGCTGTTAACGACTGGGCATTAACTTTCTTACCATATGCAGACATTATGGTTGAGTCTAAATGCAAAAACTTATCATCAATAGAATTGTATAACTATGCCAATACCGGAAAAAATCATTTTCAGCGAGGAAGCACTGAAGTTTTACACTTTCAACAATCGCAGAACCAAAGTAACGGAGAAGCGTTCACTGCTACCGAGGAAATGCTTCCTGTCTCGTAAACAGTTATGGTTTAAACGCTGTGAAGTAATAAGCACTGAGAGTCCAGGAAGCATCGAATTCGAGCCAATATTTGAAGATTTCTGGTGTGATCGTAACGAGTTTTTATTACATGAACTAAAACGTCCACGATAAATACAATACGGAGAAAAACTATGAGTTATCTAACTAAAATGTACGGAAGCAAGCAAAAGGCTGCACTAACCCATACATCACCTGATAAAAATCCTAATCGCGTAACTGGCGGTCTAAAAGCGCAAGGCGTAGATCGTTTTACTATGGTTGCAGAAGATGGCTCACAACGTGAAATTCCAACAATGGATTATGTTCGCAGTTTAGAAGAGCAGTCAAAAAAACAGCGAGCGGCTATCACTGTATTAGAGAGAAAGCTCACTCGCTGTGAAACTGCAATTGATCAGTTAAGTACTAGACTTAGCCGTTCTTAATTGCTTCTAGAATAGCAGCCTTATTCATACTAGCATTTGCTTTTACACCGTTTGCTTTAGCATGAGCAAGTAGGTCATTCTTAGTCATACTGTCTAAATCAACCTTTGCTTTCTTCGTAGCAGTATTTTTGCTTGTTTCTTTTTTGGCAGTCATTTTTGCTGGTGCTGCCGCTGGTACTTCCATAGAACCTTCATCAGTAACTACCATTGTTGAATGATCTGACTTTTCTGGTTCAGTGCTAGTAGGTTCTTCTGTGTTATGAATGAAAAACCACGCAATTAACGCACCTACACCAATAAGTAATAATGTTGCTTCTAGTGTCATAAAATTTACTCCTTAAGGAATAATATTTACATCACTTATATTTTTTTGTTATTAAAACTGAGTTTATTCTTTTTTCTTCTTTTTCTCTGGTTTAATTTCAACTGCCCCTGCACCTTCTACTATAAAAGTTGACATAGGTTCTCCCCCTAGTATAATTTTCTTGCCGTTACCTATATCAACACCAGAGTTTGCTTCAGCAAAAACCGCAAATACGTTAACCCAGTATTCTTTAAATTCTTTAAAAGACATATATTAATGCTCCTTACTATTATTTAATAAATATTCACATAAACATAGGAGAAAGTTATGATACAAAAATGGATTAATGATCGTATTAAAGAACGTACAACATGGGACGGTGCTGTACTTGTAATTGCAGGACTTGCAATGCTATTAGCACCTACTAATATTATTGGTCTTGGCTGTATTGCCTACGGCGCCTGGACTATTTGGAAGAGCGAGTAGCATGGAAATTTGTACTATTACAGAATCAGGACAAGATCAAGTTAACAAGCTCTGCCAAGAAAATGAAGCGTATGCTATTTCATTAAACGTAAAGGGCGGAGGCTGTGCTGGTTTTGAATATCAATGGGATCTAATCAAAGACAAAAGCGCACTAGAACAAGGTGACGAAATAGTAGATTGTGGTAATGGTTACCTTGTGATAGGTGCTCCTAGCATCATGTTTTTATTTGGTTCTAACATAGATTACAAGAAAGACATTATGGGTGCAATGTTTGACATTCAAAATCCAAATGCTAAATCTGCATGTGGATGCGGGGTTAGCGTTAACTTTGATGAATCTGTATTTTCCTAGTATTTTCCAACAGGAAGATTGCTACTAGCAGACATATTCCATACTTGTTTCTTTTCCACGCCTTTCTTTTGAGCAAATTTCTTACTATCACAGTTCTTACATACGTGAAAGTAATTATTATTTAGACGTTTAGGATCCATACTTCCTCTGGATCTTTCAAATTCAGCATTGCAATTATCACAACGAAACACTACTATAGTAACTTTTCTATAGTATTTGTGAACCTTGCCTAGTTTACTAGGACGTTCATATAACTTTTGAACTATGTATTCTCGTATGAACATATTGTATTTACATTAAGATTATAAAAATTAATAATAAATACAATGTCGTTATAGAAACACAAAAATATTTTAACGAAATCCGTGGAGCATTAATATGTCAAGACAAGAAATTAATATCGGTATTGAGGGTAATGACGGTACCGGTGATAGCATACGCGAATCGTTTCGCAAAGTAAACGAGAACTTTACAGAAGTCTATGCTGTATTTGGTCAAGGTGGCCAAATAACTTTTACATCACTAAGTGATACACCAAATGAATTAAAACCAAATACCATTCCAATGGTAAATGATGCAGGTACACTTGTAAACTTAGTGAAACTAGCATCCAATAGTGCTTTAGATGCGTCTGAAGCAGACACTATATTGTTTAACTATGAAAGTTCAGGCAAACTTGTTATTTCAACAGCATTTACAAGAATCGAAGATGACCTTGCTCCAAAATTAGGTGAGTCGTTGTATGCTGATAATAAAGCCATTGCTAAAGTAACAATCAGTGATGCAGCAGCAGCACAATTCAGTTTAACCCACGGACAAACTGTTACTATTGACGATTTAGTAGTTGATAAAAAGTATGCAGATAAGAGATACCTAATTAAAGGATCTATATACAATCGTATTCCAGATGAACCTACAGATGCTAGTGAGTATGTACTTACTGTTGAAAACTACGCAGGTGGCAATCTAAACATTACAGGACACGGTAAAACTTATGCTGCAAACGGTACCGCTGTTATATTCCAAGCAGAAGATACAGATCCAACAGGATTAACATCGGGGTCAACATATTATATTAGATATGTAGACGATAATGCACTTTCATTGCACAATGATGCAGATAGTGCTAGAAGTTTTGATCCAATAGTAGCAAGCGCATCTAAGATTAATATTAGTGGAACTATTGATTCTCGTGATTTACATACTATTACAGATGCAAGTTACGATTCGTCTTTGGCGGGCAACTGGTTAGAAAATACTATACTTCCACGTAAGAGTATTGTTCGTAGACAGGGCGATTCTATGGAAGGTGCATTATACTTGCACGACAGTCCAGGAGATCTAGCAGGGTTAGGTTCTGGCGAAGATTTACAAGCAACTACAAAACTATATGTTGATTCTTATTCTTCACATAACAGTGTAGTTGATTTATATGTTAACACAACCGGTAAGGCATTAGAAAGCACTACTCCGGCTGCACAAAAGGGTACATCACCTAAGTTTGCGTTTAACAGTTTATATGATGCTGTTAACTATGCAAACACTCTTGTATCTGCATCTTATATTAAAAACGGTAGTAAAGTAAAGCATTCGCAACTTATTACTAGAGACAACGGAACTGCTAATGCAGACATTACTGTTGAC